CCATTGCGCCAAGATTGGTGAGTGCGCCAGAAGCGGTAGTCGAGCCTGTTCCACCTGCTAAAACAGGGAGTGTTCCAGCCGTAAGTGCTGATGAAGAAGTTGAATAAATGGCGTTATTTGCTGCCGTAAAACCAGTTAAGTTTGTCCCGCCGTTAGCGACGGGCAAAACACCCGTTACGCCAGAAGTAAGGGGCAATCCCGTTGCGTTTGTCAGGGTTCCCGATAAAGGCGTTCCTAGCGCACCACCTGAAACCACAAGGGTTGCTGACAATGGAATCGTCGTTCCATTCACCGAGGTCACGCTCGGCAGGGAGGTTGTTGCCGTGGTGACCAAAGTTGAAGACGAGGGGATTGTGGTTCCGTTGATAGATGAAGCGGTAGCCGCTCCTAGTGAGGGAGTGGTAAAGGAGGGGCTGACCAACGGGGCGTAGGTGGACAACTGACCATAAGCGACTGCGTCGCTAGAAGCCGAACCGTTAGCGAGACCCGTAATCTTCTGGGAGTTGAGTGTGAGTAAACCAACCGACGAAAAACTTGCCAAAACGGTTCCTGTGGAGTTTTTCCATTCCTGTAGGTTGCCCGTTTGTGAAGCAATACCAGAAACCGTCAATGGAACGGTTGTCGTAGCGGTCGTGCTGATATTGGCGTTTGTTAACGATGGCGAAACGGTGGATGCATAGGTATTGGTATCTACCGAGAGGTTTCCCGAAGTGTCAGACTTGACAAAACCAGTCAAAGCCAAGCCAACTTTAGTGAGCGAAGAACTTACAACTGTCGAGTTAAGAGTTGTTCCCGTCAGCGTTCCAGCGGCAGCCGTGACCGTGCCCGAACCTCCTAGTGAAATCGCTGTTCCGTTGACGGTGACCGACGAGTTGACCATCATTGCGTTGGTGACCGTTGAGTTTGGAAGCACCACCGTTCCCGTGAAGGTTGGGCTATTAAGAGGGGCGTAGGTGGTCGTGTCTACCGTCAAGTTTCCCGAGGCGTCCGACCTAACAAAACCTACGGAGGATAATCCGACCTTAGTTAGAGACGACGAGGTTGAAGTTGAGGTGAGCAAGGTCGCACTTAAAGGAATAGTTGTGCTGTTTACCGATGTCACATTTGGCAATGAGGTTGTCGCAGAGGTAAGCAGCGTGGCACTAGCAGGGATGCTGGTTCCGTTGACCGTTGTAAGGCTGGGCAGCGAGGTTGTGGCAGTTGTGACAAGGGTTGCCGATGAAGGAATTGTTGTTCCGTTGATACTTGTGGCAGTTGCTGCACCCAACGAGGGGGTGGTGAAACTTGGGCTTACGAGTGGGGCGTAAATGCCAGCAATACCAGAGATGGCACTAAAGATTGAGGCAAATTCTGGTCCACCAATCATCGGGAAGCAAATCAGTTCGCTTGCTGAACCAACCGAGTGTGCGTATTTTGGCGTTCCATAGCCCCGCCCGTTGTTCGTGCCATCTGTCCAAATTGTGACAACACCCGTAGAAATATTGACTGCCGAGCAAAGAATGTGCTCTTCGGTTACCTTGCCGAAATCAACGCAAACCGTGAAAGTTCCGCTTGTTCCAAGTGGATTGGCTGTTGACTGACCGTTTGTTCCTACCTCATACCAACTGCTTGCGCTGGCAACCGTAAAGGTTGTTTCGACATAGGTAGAAGAAAGTGTGGTGGTGATGTAAGAGGGAATCGCTGAACCACCGACAGAGCGCATCGCAGTGGTAGAGGGGTACGCCATAATCGTATTCTACGGTGTGTTTCGGGAATCTTATGTCTAACAGATTTGACAGTTGCAGTCGCCATCTCCGCAGATGTTCCGTTGGGTTTCGTCATACAAGACCTTGCTAATGACGATGTGATTGGCGAGGTCAAGAAAACTGTCGGAAATACCTTCGTGGTTGAGTTGCTTCCCCCCAGCAGCGTTGGTAAGGCGTTGCACCTTTTCTAGCGCACGGATAAAGCAGGACTTCCAAGCGGGTATGCCAATCGTTTCAGCAGTCCGGTAGTTGGCGTAGATGTCCTCGCCTGTGCCGTAATCGCTTGACTTGGAGATGTGGATACGCAACATTTCAGCAAGCACGGCACGGAAGGCGGGGTCGCCACCCTCGGGGAATTCCGGCTTGAAATATGGCGTTCCGTCAGGGTTTACACGCCTACGCCCTGAACCGGCTCGGGGAACCGTAGGAGCGTCAACCTTTTGAGAGGTGCTGATAGTTACGCCATCTGCAACCGAGACTTTAGTAACCCAGTCTGTCGTAGGCTTTCTAGCCCACATCCCGCCTCGTTGGGATTCGCTCATTTTGCATCCTTTCGGTCTTGGATTGTTTTTATCATGCGACGGAGTTCTCGAACTTCGCCCCGCAATTCATGGAGTATTTCACCACTTGTCTTGGAAATAGTCAAGTGAGACAGGGCTTGTTCTGCTGCTACGGCATCTGCTCGGCGTGCTGCGATGAGAAGAATCGCCCCCTGTAGCCCCGCCAAAGTGGATAACAGCAGGTTCAATAGGATGAATGGGTAGGGGTCAAAGCCCCGATTGGCGAATAAGACAACATTTGCTACCGCCCAAATCCCCATGAAGCCCATAAATGCCCCGACAAAACCCCACGAGCCCATCTTGTTGCGAACGATATCAGCAGCCCGTTCGCCCTTCGACAGTTCTTCGCCAGTTCGAACTCCGGGCAACTTATCCCACGGTGAGTGGGCATCATCCGTACCGTCAGTCCAGTCGCTAGCCACTTATGACCTCGGCACGAGTAATAATCTTGACATTCTCCAGCCGCTCGAGAGTCTCGGGTCGGTGCTGGTGATATGACCACAGTTCCTTGCCTACACGGGTAGCGAGTAGCACCTGAGCCTTTGTTCCCTCGCTTCGACCCCATCCGGGGAGAAGGATTAGCCCATCGCACTCTAGAACCTCACGAAACGCCTTCATTTGCCCCTCTAAGGAAGGCATACCGGCTTTGCTGATATCCAGCGGGGAAAGGACATCGAAGCCCTTCTGTCGCAACCTAGCCGTGGCTTCCTCGAAGGCGGGAGCGTTATGGGCAGGGATGCCCGACATGGGTCCGGTAAGCAGGTATTTCATTGACCGATGACTTGAACGTCGCCCCAACCACGCAGACCGTAATCCAGCCCTACGCCCAGTGTAAGCATTCCGGCTGGGCTAGACATTCCCGAGGATGAGGTGAACCAGTTACTGCCCCCATCCATAGCGGGGGTCTGAAATACCGTGCGACCCTTTGCTTCGGAGGTTAGGAAGTGATGGAAATGCCCGCTGAAAAGGATGGCGGCTTCGGCAACAGGCTGTCTGCCCATAGCCTGCTTTTCCCACCAGCCCTCAATCTTGGCTTGGCTGTTGCTCCCGCTACGGAACTGGTGACCGTGTGCGAAACTGCAGGGTACACCGGCGATATCGAGCGTTAAGGTCAAATCGTCTGGGTTGAGGATTTGGTCGAAGTCGGGGACAGATACCAGTCCATAGCGTTCAGGGTTGCAGAGGAGTGTTTCACCAACCTGCTCAAAGACCGCCAAATCGTCATTATCGGTCCATGTTGTGTATGCCTTCCCGTTTTTGCGGTTTTCACCATGATTACCGAGAACCGCAGCGAGGATGACAGGAATGTCAAAGGTGGCTGTGAGCATTTCTACGAGTTTGAAGATGAGTCGGCGGGCTACACGCATCTGGGCACGCCGGTCTAGGTCGGCTAAGAAGGTCTGCATCGCATAGTGCCCATCGCACTGTTCACACATATCACCTAATCCAATGAGATAGATGTAGGAAGGCGGGCGACCCGCTTTGACGAGTTCCTTGATACGGACGAGAATAAGGTCGTAAGCCATCAGGATGCGCTGAATTGTCGCTTCCGTGCCACCGTTCTCTCCCTTTCCCAACTGCCAGTCACTTAAGAGAACCACAAAGGCACGGTTGCCCGTTCCGCTTGGGGTTAAGTTCTTGGCGGGCTTATGCTTCATAACAGCAGCACATAGGGCTTCTACGTCGGCACGGTCTGTATCTCCGGACTTACGGCGGATAGAGGCTCGGTAGTACCGCATACGCTGAACCGTGCCGTTGCCTACATTGGTGTCCCAACCTCGGATGTGGACTGACCCATCAATGATTTCTGTCAGTTCTGGGTTCAGCCCCCAGTCCTTGATGATTTCCGACCAGATAGCGGGGTCGGGTTCATCGGCTAGTGCGGGGGTGTCGATGTATCCCTTTTCACCATCCCACTTGATGGATGGCTCTATGCCTTTGGGGATATCGCTCTTGTGTTTTTGCGGTAGCGATTCCTCAGTTTTGCGAAGTGACACGGTAAGCCCCCTTGTAGGTAGTCCCATCGGGACAGCAACAGACTCCGTGTATGTGGCGGGAGACTGTTTTCTCGTTGATAAGCACCCCATCGGCTGAAATGATGCGAGCGATAAAACCTACGGCTCTACGCTCGGCAATCCATTCCGATAGGACTGCTGCATCCTCTTTATCGAAGCCGTTGAAAACTGTGAAGGCTCGACAGTTGTTGGCTTGTTCTAGACGCTCTTGCGCCTGCTTTAGCGACATGGTGAAATGATACCCCTACAACTAGTTAATTGTAGGGGACTTCTTTGTGGGCTTCTTCTTGGCTACAGCCTTCTTGACGGGCTGTGGCTTGATTGTTGGTGATTTGGCAACGGGTGCGCCATCGGAAATCTCGCCAATAGTTTCTTCCAGCGGAACTTCAACGGGCTTCGGGGCACTGTTAGCCTCAGCCATTTCAGCATCCGTAAGGGGTAGAACCCATCCCTTGCTCTCTACATGGTATTTCCCCTGAGCCGACCATTCGGCATCAGAAACCAACGCTCCTATTTCAGCAGTCTTGCCATCAAGAGGAAAGGGGCGGATTACTCGGTGTGTGAAGTTGCTCATGGGGGACAGAGTAACACCGAAAGCAAAACTCCCCCAACCCGAAGGTCAGGGGAGTCTCACTTGAGTCTTGTGGATTAACCGATGATGGTCGTCCAGAAGAAGCCGAGGTCAGCAGCGACGACCTTGTTGTCGAAGGCAATTTCAGCCTCGACACGGTCAGCCTTCAACTCTTCCATGCGGAAGCGTGAAACACCGACGGTCGTTCCGAGACCACCTGATACGCCGGTCCACATGAATGTGTAACCAGCCGAGGGGGTCATCAGACCTGGGTTTGGAGCCGTGTAGCACAAGAGTGCACCCGTGCCAACGGTGAAGTCGTAAGACTGGCTGTTTGAGCCTTCCTTACCAGAGTTCACAACTGCCTTCGCTACGAGGACTCGGTCTACGCCAAACAACTGGGCGAGCAAGTCTTCGGTTACGATTGCACCGGCTTGGGTGTACTTGTAGCGGTCTACAAGCAGGGGGTGGTTCTTCAAAGCCTGGAACACCTTGTAACCAAGTACGAAGGTGTTGGGCTCGTAGCCAGTCTTCTGCAGAACAGTAGCCTTAGCGAGTTCAACGTCCGCAATTGGGTTGGACTTGTAGGTCGTTGGTGCAGCGACGTAGTCGTTCCACTGGAAGGTCTGAACCGACGTTGGGGTAGCACTGTCGGCTACACCTGCGTAGTCTCCACCGGTCCAAACACCAGCCGCGAAGTAGTCCGTAGCCCACTGAACTTCGCGACGCAGGAGGAGACGCTGAGTAACAAACTGCGTCGCTTCCATGTCGGGGTTCAAGGGGTTGTCAGCGTTCGCACGAGTCTGGTCACCGATGTCCTTGTGGAAGGCGTAAACGTCCGCCATGTAGTTATCGGTGGTCAAGCCGTAGCCGGAGCCAGCCGAAGCCGTTCCGTCAGCACGACGCTGAGCCTCATCACGGAACCAGTCGTCCTTCGTGTACTTGAAGTAGAGGTTGCTCTTCTTCTCCACGGGGATGACAGGGAAAACCTTGTCAGCGATGAAGTTGTTGGTGTTCTGCAAGTAGGCAACCGAGATGTTGGTCAAGATTGCGTCAATGTGAACATTGTTTACTGATGGTTGTGGCATGTTATTTCACAAACCTTTCTATTAAACAGCGCGAGCGGCAGCCGAGCAAGCGACAGCAACGGTGATGATGTCACCCGATGCGCCTGCGGACAGAGCCGTTCCGACG